GCTTGTTTGTAAGGAAAGTCGAAGGTTGAACCTTAATAATTGAGCCATCAACAACGCAACGGAGCAAACAAAATGAGCCAATACAAAGCAAACATCCGCAAGACAGCAGACGGTACTTTCTACGCGCTGATTGTCCGCATTGACAAAGATGGCGAAGAAAACGTGATTCACGGTTACAAAGGCCGCAGCTTTGCAACACAAAAAGCAGCAGAAAAATCAATAGCGGCTTACTTGGCAAAAATCTAAAAACAAGGGCTTCGGCCCTTTCAGGAGAAAAAAATGGACGATAACTTGAAAGAATGGGCTGAAGAACGCGCCATTAAACAGACAAAACTTCCAAAAAAAACATGGATTAAGCAACCAGACGGAACATCACGGGCATTAGTTGAATTGGTGCGTGACAAAGATGGATGTGTGGTGCGAATTGAGCCAGTTGATTTAGAGGTTAGGCAAGCAAAATAAAGTTTTAAGGAGAAAACATGAAATGCCCACAATGCAAAGCCTGGACATGGGTTTTAGAAACTCGTCAGAAAGCACAATTTACATACAGACGCTATGAATGCGCTAATGGGTGCAGATTCACCACAAATGAAATGGCCGTAAAGGTTGATTCAAAAAAGCAATAAGGTAAAATATCACCATATTTGCAAGGAAAAATCAGAAATGGCTGACAAAGTAAATGGTTTACTAGACCCTACTGAACAAGATATGTTGACGGGTTTGCTTGGCCGCATGAAGCCGGAAGAACTCCTAAGAGCTTTGCAAAACACAGCACAAAGTGCCAGTAATATGGTGGCTGAGAACGTTGTTTATCCGGTGGATGGCATTGCTTACCTACTCGCGCAAGCGGGACTTCCTATTGAAAAACCAGTAGGGGGAGCCGAATGGATGCGAGAAAAAGGGTTGACCGCGCCAACATATGAAGGCCCATCAAAAATCATCGGCGATGCTGCTGGTTATCTCTCCCCAATGGGAGCTACAAAAATGGGCAGAGAATCAATAAAAGACTTGATCTCAAACATGAATAAAAGACGCTGACAAATTTACCAAATGGAAATAATCGGGCTTCTTTTGCGTTATTACTTAACACTTGGCATGATAATTGTCATTGCAAAAAGTATTTGGTATCAAATTAGCTAGACTAAAACAAATGAACTTTGATTCAGTTATCGGCAAACTTGCTTTTCACATTGCCTTAAAGTCACTAGAAGAACTAAAGGCAAAACCAACACCTTTGCCATACCGTGACCAAATGCAAACGCTTGCCATGATGCCCAAAGCAAATATGCAAGACTTGCTCAACAGTGATTGCGGATGGTGGTCAGGTTACGCTTCTTGTATGATTGAATTGAAAGAGCTATTTGATTCAATGCCAAAAGCAGAGATAAAATCAGCAAAACTGAAACCCGCCTAGTAGTAGGCACCAACTTGAACAACCCTTAAACGGGATTCAAAACATGAATAAATTACGGGAAGAAAGTCAAGAGTTTCAAGCTCGTAAAGGCCGTGGTAGGCCTCCGGGAGCTTTAAACAAGGCTACAAGGACGTTTCGAGAGACGGTTAGTGCCATGCTAGAGGGTAACGCTGAAAACGTCCAGAAATGGCTAGAAACCGTTGCTTATGGTGATGGCGATCAAGTCAAGCCTGACCCCAAAGGCGCTTTAACTTTGATGGCGCAGTTAGCCGAATACGCTACGCCTAAACTTAGCCGCACTGAAATGACTGGTGACGGTGGTGGGCCAGTCCAAGTAACTGGAATCACAATCAAACTCAAGAAGCCCGATGAATCTTGAA